ACAGCGCCACGGTCAGAACGGTCACAGTCAGTAAGGACATTCCTCTCCCCTCCCATACGCCGCCTTCGACGGCTCCCGTTTCGGTTGCTTCGGTGCTTGTACCACGGGCCTCGGACCTAGGGCCTGTGCCCGCAGCTCCTGCTCCAGCCACGCGGGCAGCGGTTCTTCATACGTGGCCATCCTTCTTCGCCTCCTGCTCGTTGAACAGCTGAGCCCGAAGATCGACGATCTCGTCCATCGCCTCGTGGATCAAGTCGGCTACGCCCTCGGCCCGCATCATGCGGAACTCCTGCACAAAGTTCTTTGAGGTCTCTGCTCTCGTGGCCATTCTCTCCAGCTTCGCCACAATGTCGTCCCCGTCACTTCCCATTGTCCAACGGCCCCTGCACCATCCTCGCAGCCATCTGCGCCAGTTCCTTGATCTCGTTCGCACGGGCAGCGTTCCACTGGTGCCCACCCGTCCTGTCGTTCCGAATGATCTCAGCCACGCGCTCGATCCTATGCAGCGCAGCCAACAGGTCCCCGGTCCTCGGTTCAGCCCACTTCGCCATCACGGTCCCTCATACTCTTCAACCAACAGCCACGGCATCTTGTCGCGGCGAACATGAACCAGATTTGCCTCGATCTGGTCGTACTTCGACCGACGCAGCCGACGAACAACGCCCGCCGCGCGCTTCGTCGAACCAATCCCCCACACCAGACGCGTCGTAGACTGGCCCGTGTCAGAGTTGACCCCGACGATCTCGTAGAACACCTCAAACGTCTCTTTCATCAGTCCCTCCTCTCCAACTCCGCCTTGTACATCTTCAGGTCCAGCAGCAACTCCGCCTTCTCCACCGACAGCCGAGCCACCACCTGCTCCAATCGCGCAATCTCACTGCGCTGCTTGGTAACCTTCGTCCGCAACCACGAAAGCTCACTCGTCGTCTGCGTCATCATCCACCTCAATCTCACCACGCCCACGGCAGTGGTCGCACACATCCCACTCCGAAGTCAGGTAACCGTACGGGTTCGAGAACCCCATCGGGACCGCAACCTCATACTCAACCTCACCTCGGCCCTCGCAACTCGGACATTGGACCCACTTAGTCAGCATCACAAACCTCCAACGGATCGAGACCAAGCTCCTCCGTTACCCACGCCATCGCCGTGCAGACGTCATCCCATCTCGCATCGTCAGGATCACACGGATCATGCAGCGCATCCCACAGAACCTTGAGCCATGAAGCTCGGTTGCCGTGCGTCAGTTCCATGTCTGGTCTCCTCTGGTCTTGTGTAGATGTTGTGGAGAACTTGTAGCAAGGGGCGGGGAGGGCGTCAAGACCCTCCCCAGCCGAGAGGTCACCGAACGCGCCAAATGCGGACGCCGCCATCCTCGTCGTACTGCTGGCGGAAATGCTTCTTCGCGTAGTTGGCATAGCGCGCAAAAGCGGTAACGAGGCGCTTCAGATCATCCTTCGAGTCAAACAGAGAACCCGGATAATACACGCTGTCACCAACCTCCATGATGCGAGCCTCAGGGTACTTGACCCCGTTCCTGGTGCCCTTGCCGACAAAGGGACAAGGAACATCCTTCTCGATCTTCACGTCGTACATCGTAAGCCCTTTCGTGGTGTTGTCCGTGTGTAACGTAGTAAGGTGTATCGATATGTATGTCAAGAGGCTTGGACCTCGGAACTTGGACCTTGGACCTCGGAACTTGGACCTCGGAACTTGGACCTCGGCGAGTTGCCTATATAAGCAGTTTTGCCAGAGATTCGGTGTTCGCGCGTGAACGCACGCGGATTTGCGGTAAATACGGTAAAAATGGCTGTTTTTCGCTGTAAGTGTATGGAAAACAAAGACATTTTTCTTACAAACGCTCTTACATGGGTGTTTTTCTCTTACGCCAGAAGCGTAAGACAGCGAGTTGCTAGTCCAGCCAGCGCCGCATTTTTCACTTTTTGGAAACCTGAAATCTGGCTGGAACACCCTTTATAGGGGAACTCGACTGCCGCCTCAGGCTGTTGTATGGTGCTTGTGGAACGCCGCGAAAGGAGGTCGCTGTGGCATCTGAAACCCCTCGCAAGAAGACGTCTGCACTGCGCCGCATCGAGGAGCGGATCGAAGAGGAGAGCGGGCGCGTACTGACCCCAAGACAAAAGACCTTTGCTGAACTCTACATTCAGGGGACGATGACCAACGGCGAGTGCGCCCGTCGCGCGGGATACTCCCCGGACACCGCTGTGGTCTACGCGTCCAAACTTCTGGATGGCAGGACCTTTCCCCATGTGGTTGAGTACGTCAACGAACTTCGCGAAGAGCGAGAGCGCCGGTTCGGCGTCACCCTCATGGGGCAACTCGAGCGACTGCATCAACTGTCCCGCGGCGCGGAAGAGGCGAACCAGTACTCCGCTGCGATCAACGCTGAGAAGCTCCGGTCAGCACTCGGCGGCTTGACCATCGACCGTCGCGAGACAATCAACACGCTGGATCAACTCTCGCGCGAAGAGATTACCGCGCGTCTCATGGACCTGCAGCGCAAATTCCCCACCGCCTTCACCATCGAGGGCACCGCCAAGGATGTGACCAATGGCAAAAGGCCCAGAGGCCAACTTCTGGAACACTCTGAGGACTAACGTTCCCAAGGATGGGTTCGTGATGCGCCTTGAAAACAAGGTCGGACTCGGCACTCCTGACGTTTATAGCATGCTCGGTGGCCTGCCCTTCTGGCTCGAGCTCAAGGTAACCGACCGTAATCAGGCCAGAGTGTCAAAGTACCAAGTCGCGTGGCATACGCTCCATTATGCCCGAGGAGGGCTATCATTTTTCTTGGTAAAAGACCCCCGTACCAATAACATTCATTTATACCCCGGGTCCTTGGCGCTTGAGTTGGCGCAGTCGGGCCTTGGCTGTCGGGCCTTGGCGGTAGTCGGGAACTGTCGGGCTGCGTGGGATGCGCTGCGGACCGAGGTTGTCGGGCACTACGTTGGTCGGGTCGGGGCTGTCGGGTCGGGGTCGGGTCGGGACCGAGGATCTCGGTCCGAGGATCGTGGACCTGGGCCCGAGGTTGCGAACGACATGGGCGCGCCGGTCGCGGGCGGTGGGGCGCCCTGATCGGGCGCCCCTGTCGCGCTAGTGCATGACGATTGCGACGGATTTGGGAGAGCGGGTCGCGGTGCCCGCGCAAAGCTTGCACGCGGCGCAGGTTGTGCGGCGCCCGGCTTCCTTGCTGGCAGGGCATAGTATTTCTTGCCCTTGCTGGATGTCCCCGAGATCGACTAGCACGCGGAACGTGCGGCGCCCGGCTTGCCAGTGCGCTTGCGCTTGCTCGAGAGTGTCGGCCGATTGCATGGCCAAATCCGGGCGCCATCCTGACGCGTGTGTGTATGCCGTATGCGCGGCCGAGTCTGCTAGCAGTTCTTCCCAAACGTGCGCGGGGACGGCCGCAGGGTCGCCATAGGTCCCGATGCGAACGACATTGCCGCGCCCGATGGCGCGCCGCGCTTCTGGCGTCTGCGCGTCAGGGTAAACGCCGCGCTGAAACGAGCGCCATGTGATCAGCACGCCCTGCCCTAGATTCACATAGCATTTCCGACCCTTCGCCTGTTTGCGCGCCGGATCCGATGTTGGTGTGCCGCGATGCGGGCAGGTGCCGCATATGGACACGTCTTCGCCCGTCTTGCTTGCTTCAAGCGGGTTCATATCGGCCCGCAGGATATAGGTTTGAACGACGCCGCCGGTTTTAGTGTTCCGGTCCGAGTATGTCGCGACGACGACGATAGGGGCGCCGTCATATAGGCTTGGACCCTGATAGATGATGCCACGCATGGTCTATCCTTTTCTAATGGATCGGGCAGGATTGCCCGCTTGCACGATAGCACACCCCACAAGTTGGGCACAAGCGGATTGTTTGTCGGGTCGGATCGGGGCTTGCACCAGGGGCGCCGGTCGGGTCGGGTCGGGTCGGGGCTTAATAGATATAGGCCCGAGGCGCGGGGCCCGGGCGGTCTAGGTTCGAGGTGCTGGGCTGGGCGGTCCTGGGGCCTGGGCGCCTGGCGTCTCGGCCCTGGGCGCTGGCGCGCGGGATGGCGGCCCCCTTGCGAGGGCCGCGCACCGGCGCGTCAGGCGACGCGCGTCTCGAGGTAGTCCGCGACCGACGGGACGTCTCGGCCCCCGTATGCCGCGATCCACTCCGGATCGGCCGCGACAAGGCGGCCGAGGTTCATGACGTCGCGCCGGTAGGTGTCGCCGCCCTCGAACGAGCCGCCCGTGTAGGGCGACGTCGCCCAGACGAACCAACGGGCATACTGGTCCTTCGCCTCGCTCGCGGGGCTCTTGTATGTCTTGCATACATGCCAGGTCCACCCGCGCGAGCTCTCATAGATTGCATAGGGCTTGTCGACTGGGCGTGATTTTCCGAACGGATTGGGCATTGGTCTGTTCTCCTATATGGGCGCTCGCGCCATGCGACCGCCTGTCACCTTTCTATTGAAAGGCCGCGCCCGAGTCAACAAGAAAAATGCAAGGGGCTTGTGTTTTTCTTGTTGACGCCCCCGACGCCTTTCTTTAGAAAGGGCTCAGGCGGTCGCGATTGGCGCGACGCCCTTACAGGAGAACAGACCAATGGAAATCCGTTACGCGAGCGAGGAACATATGCCGGTGGTGGTTGCTGTCACGCTGCAGGATCTTGCCGATCTTAAGGCCTTCGCCGAGCTTGCAATGAATGCCGAAGGCTTCGAACGCAAGTATGCCGCGAGCATCCTCGCCGAGCGTCTCGGCTCTATTCGCAAAGAGGCGATGGAACGCGCCCTAAGCGCCTTCACCTATGACTTGGGCCGCGACAAGTAATGCCCCCGCCCCCGCCGCAAGGCGGGGGCTTCACCCATAGGAGAACAGACAATGCTAGCACCCGTGATACGAGCTTACATCGCCGCCGAGACTGTCGACGCGATGCACGACAATGCGAACCTCGCGACCGTTCTTCGCGCCGAGGTCGACGCGCTGCAGCGCCTCGTCAAGCACGCGACCGACGCGCTCGACAAGGCCAAGGCCGACGCTGTCGCCGAGGGCGTCGCGACCTACTCGCTCGCCCAGCGTGAGACGCCCCCGAACAAGGCCGAGTATGTTGCCCTTCACGGTCGCGACGCGTTCGACGCGCACAAGCGCGTCTCGACCGTTCGAACCTTCGCGTGGCTCATGTAGCACCTCGCGCCCAGCCCCAGCCCGTCGGGCTGGGGTTACTGGGCGTAACGTCGGCGGGGCTCGAGACGGGGGCCGGGGCCCGGGGCCCCCCTTTTCGGGGGGCCTTTTTGTAGGATTGTGACGGATGAACATTGAAGCGCAAAAAATATCGGGCCTAATTTCATTGGACTTGTGGACTTTGAACAACCAACAACATCCAAGTTCCAAGATCCAAGGTCCTATGTTATCCTCACCATCACCACCGCGTTTGCTCCCCCTGACTGCGGTGTTAGAGCTTGTTTGGCTCCGGGCCCGTGGTGCGCCTCCCCGCGCTACGGGCCTGTGTTGTTTTTGTGATGTTTATTGTGGTATTGGGTTTGGTTATGGACAATGAGAGTGTGGCCCGTGCTGGGGAGTACTTTGTGGCGCAGGCTTTGGAGGCTTGCGGTGTTCGTGTTGTTCGTGTGGATTTGAGTGGTCATGATTTGTGGTGTCGGACGGTGAGTGGGAGGTTAGTGAGTGTACAGGTAAAGACGGCGAGTCGTGCGCGTGTGGATCCTGAGCATCATGCTCCGAGGTATGAGTTTTATGATCGTGGTGGTGCGTTGCGTCCGGACGTTTATGGGTTGGTTGCGTTGGATATTGGGTTGATGTTGTTTGACGGTGCGATAGGTCGGAGGAAGAACATTCGTGCTTCGTTGTTTACGGATGGTGGGATGCGGGAGTCGATTGCGAGGTTCTTCTATTGAGGGTATAGTATCGAGGACCGTGGACCTTGGCCCTAGGAGGG